TTTTTAAAGATGCCACCAAGAGGGAATTCGCTTACTGCCCCGTTAATACTGTCAACAGGCAAGTACCAAAAAGACAAACTATTCTTCTCTACAAAGTACAAACGCTCTTTAAACAAGTTGACATAGGCAAATGTATTAGAGTTTTTACCTGTAATGTAGTAATTAATCGTATAAGTGCCAACTGTGGTCGCATCACCGCTTGGGGCAGTAGCCATCGTATAAGTGAGGGTCGTTCCACCCGTTACAGTAATGCGGTAAGTTCCGTTAAATTCGGCAGGAATAGCCCCTGCGACTGTTATGGTGTTACCTGTAACAAGATTGTGGGCACTTGCCGTTGTTAGGGTAGCGGTTAAATTGCCTGTGCCACCCCTAGTAATGGTAGAAATAGTCTGTGCCGTTGATGTCGTAGCACTTCTTGACCACCTAGTACCATCATAAACAACCATCGGGTCAACTCCGTTGACAGCAGGCATAAACGAACCACCAGCAGTCGTAATCATGGCGTGAATCCACTTACCATCGGTGTTACCTGTCAGGCTTTGGGTAGCCGTAGAGGTGCTTGCATCATAAATAATGGTAGCCGTAGAAGCAAAGAGTTTGGTAGTCGTTGGGCTAGAGTAATTCATTAGGGATAGGACTGCCCCAGTAATGCCTATTGAATACTTTGAATAGCCTTTTCTGAGAGTCACATCCGTAGGCGTAGGGAAGAAGTTGACCATCTGAACCGCATCAAGTGGGTTCATTTCTGCCAAAGAATCCCTAGCGTTCCAACCCCCAATGGGGGATGGTAAGGAAGCTGTAACTGCCCGTCTTTGTTGAGCTACAGCCATGTTTAAGTTCCGTAGCCAGTATCAGGAATGTTAGCGTAACCAATAAGCACCTTCGTTGGGTATGGTGCAAACGACAGGTTAGCAGAGCCTTTATCGTTGGCTTTAGCGACATTCAGATAGCGGAAATAGTCTTGTTGCAATGCAGTAGTATCAAATCCCTTGATTTGGAAATATTTAAGTTTTGTGCTTAGAACCAGTACTGTGTCGTCAAATATGGTCGTATCCGTATCAGCCGTAAAGCTATTCTTTACTTGGTCGGTGGCACTTCTAGCCCAACCTTTTGAGCGGTATTCAAAGCCTAAATACTCTTGTGTGTTATATGGTGGCCAAATTTGGAACTTATCGCCTAGAATACGCCACCTAATGCGTGGGCCTGTTGATATATATCCCGACTTTAGCCATTGCCATTGTTGAGCATCTTCAGGCCCCAACATCTGCCAATGCTTTGTTTTGTCCCAATGCGTATTGTCCGTAATGGTTTCAAAATCAGGCGGTAATGGGTACTTAGTCTGTGAAAAGGTAAAAGTCACATCCACATAAGTGCCGCTAGCCAACTGGCTCATCACAATAGTCGATAAACCTGTGCCTGAGTTGTAAGTTACGCTTGACACATAAGTATCTTGGTTAATACCTGTGCCTGTAATGGAATAATTGCTATTAAGGGCGGTAGCGTCACCAGTAACAATAATGTTATAGCTTTGGTTGCTAACTGTAGCCCCTACAAAGGTTATGGCATCGGTGTAAAACCGATACTCCAACTGTAAGGCTTGCCAATCATATTCCTTAACCAAGTCATAGCCAGCACGATTCATCAGGGCTAGAACTTGTTGTACATCTTGATTGGTATTACCCGCAACATAGGTAGGAATAGCAAGGTTTAACTCGCTAGTGGTCTGTTGCACGAGTTGGAGCATCGTTGATGACATAGTTTAGGCTTCCTCTACGCTTTTCTTTTTGCGGGGTTTCTTTTCACCAACTGCCGCAAGTATAGCCGCCATTTGTTCTTGCATTAAGGCGAGCTTCGCATCAGTTTCAGCCTTGATTTTAGCAGTTTCCTCGTCTTTTTTGGCAAGTTCTTGCTTTAACTGATTAATTTCTTCAGTTCGTTTTGTGGCTTCTGCGGTTTCTTCGGCAAGGTTTAGAAAGGTTCTAGCCTTATCCCTAAAGGCGTGGGGTGACATACCAGCAATCATGCCAATGCGTTGAAGCTGTAAGTCCGATGCGTTAGCGATGGATTCGACTGTCATAAACTTGATGCCCCGTAACTCTTGGGCTTGGGATTGGCTAATTAAAGTCCATTCCTCTACAGGTGTTCCAATCATTTCGCTACTAGAGTCTTGTGTAGCCTGATATTGAAGCCATTGCTTTGGAAAACGCTGTTTGTGGCTATCTCGTGCATAGGTGTCAATCTCAGTAAGGGTGTCACCAGCGACCATAATGCGTACAAAGTCGTAATCTTTGAATATTGGTCTGCCAGCTTCGTTGGATTCATTCTCTAGTTTCATTGCTCGTTTATAAAACTTAACTGCTAGACGAGAATCTGCATCTCTGCTATCGCTTTCAATCATTTAAAACTCCCAAGTGGTTAGGATACTGCGGTTAAAAAGAAAAAAGGGCTACCCCATTACGAGATAGCCCCTTGTTTTTACTACAATTTTTGATTAAACGCTAGTTTTTCCAAACCAACCATAATCACCTGATACCATCGACTCTGCTGGTGCAATATAAGTGCCACCAGTAGCAGTTGCGGCAAAGGTTGAAGCATTAACAGTTACATCGGTTGCACCTGCTGCAATCGCACCGCCTGCTTTAGCAAATACATAACGCAAACCATCAGAACCAAAAGTTTGTGAGCCGAGTGGGCCAAAACTTGGGATTCCAACAACAGTCGTGCCGTTAGTGTATTCAAACGATTCAGGCGTAATTGTTTCTAATTCAACGCCTGCAATGGGGAGTACTGAGTAAGCCATGATTTTTCCTTTACAAATTAGGTGGTCAAAATACCCTGCAACTGAGCGTTGCTGGTGGTTAAATTGCCAGCCCATCCGTAGAGCTTAACAATCGCATCTTGGTTGATGGCTTGACGCTCACCACCGATAGGTACGAAATTACGCTCTTTGTGTGGGCGGAAGAAAATGTAGTTGGTGTTCAAGAGATACATATAAGTTGCAGTTTCTTGATTACCAATACCACCACCGAGTACGACATCAGCAGATGTACCACCGCCGTAGAACTTGAGGGATGCGAAACCTGCTGCACCACTTTCTTCGGTAGTAATACGCTGAATTGCTTGCAATGCACCAACAAAATACTGATATGTGGTGTTACCAGCAATGTACAAGTCAGCCTTGTCTGTACCACGAACCTGCTTGATGGCTGCTTCAGTCATCTTAGCAAGGGTGTTGGTAGAGGTTAGACCAGTAGTTGCTTGGTTACGCCAAAATTCCCAGTTTGCACGATTGATACCGCCATATGTGCCTGTGGTTGGGGAAACTGCTACTGCGGCAGCAAGTCCATCTATGTTTTTCCCGCCGTTGCCGAGTCCATCGCTGTAAAGGTCAGTAGAAATACGATTTAACAAGCGAGCTTCAGAAACTTGCATACGACCATCTAACAGGTCAATGATTGCTTCTTTGCTTGAGTTTTGGAGCATCTCTAAACCGCTCATTGTTACAGCAGCAGCGTACTGAGCAATCTTGAACTGAGCAGCAGAAATTGGGCTGTCAGGAGCAATGTTCAATACTTCGTAACCGCTATATGAATTAGCGTTGTTAGTGTTAGGGTCGTTGTACATGATTTCTTCCAAAATCACATTACCACCCGAGAATGGGCGTACATTGCCCTTTGAGTTAAGTCTTTGCAGAATCGCATTGTTCTGCGTTAAGTTATCAGCCAATTCACCGCTACGACTTTGAATGGTGGTAGCGATAATATCGGTGATTGCTGAGTTAGCAAATGCCATGATATTTCCTTTTTAAGTTAATTAAAGCCTACCGCTCTCTGCTTCGGTCATCTGAGCCATCAGTAGAGAACGCCTGTCCTTTGCTTCGACTTTCGCTTGTGTTCCGTTAGGAGTAACGGATTTTGGGCTAACAGCCGTTGCTTTGGCTCGTGCTACTTGTTGTGCCTTAGATGCTTGCTTTGTAGCGTTGCTCAGGAGTTTTTCCTGTTCCAACCTAAATGCTTCATCGTTCATACGCACAGCTTTTGCATAAGCCGTTTCAAGGTCTTGGGCCTTACCTAGCTCAAGTAGTTGAGCCATTTCTTCCCTAACCATATCAAAGTGCGGAAACCGCTCTCTGTCACTTCGTACTCGCTCAATCTCATTATTCAATCGAGCTTGTTCTTCTTGCTCAAACCGCCCTTTTATCGTGCTAACCTCTTGATTAACTTGATAAAGTTGTTGCATTAATTGTTGAGTATATGCGTCAACTGGTTGTTGCGGTTCGTTAATTTGATTTAAGTTTACTCCATAATCTTGTGCAAGTCTATGAAACATTTGCACTTTCTGTTCATGGGGAGCTTTGGTCAGAATCATGTGTGCCCGACCTAAGTTGTTTATCCATGCGGCAGGGTGGATTCCTTGTGCTTGGAGTTCGGGTACAAACGGGGTAATTGCTTCCTCAAGAGCCTTTGCTCGTTCCGCTTCCGCTTTATATACGCTAACGCCTTTTTTAAACTCATTCTCTCTTTGGTTAAGGTATTCAAGATGTTTCTTACTTTCTTCTTTAGTTAATGTTTCGCCTTTGGCTATCTTATCCCATAGAGGTAAAAGGTCTTTCTTCCAAGTTGTAGGCTTTGGTATATCGCTAACCTCAGGCTGTTCTTCGGGCTGTTCGGGTTCATCCGCATCTTCTGCAACAGCCTCAACGACTTCTTCCTCTGCCACCGCTTCATCTTGAGCGACAAACTGTCCCTTCTCATTGCGAGCAGGTTCGTCTTGAGAAACTTCCTCTTGCACTTCCTCATGTTCTTCCTCTAAGGGTTTACCCTCATCTTGTGGGATTTCTACATCTGCCATTGCTGCTTCCAACATCTCTCTGCGGTCTGCCATGATTACTCCTTAACGATAAGTTAGTTTGGCGTAAGCAAGCTCGGCAATCTTGCGTTTACGGGTTTCTTGGTCTTTACGGCTTACTTCAACAGGCTTATGTTGCTTAGGTACATCGTTACCTAATTCAATCATGCGGTGCTGTTTAAGGTGGTTTCTATGGTGACTACGGCTACTAATCCAAGAACCATCGACTTGAGATACATAGCCATCAATGTCTGACATAACCATCGGAGCTTCTTTGGCGGTCATTTCTTCCTTTTGTTTCCATGCTTCTTCAGCTTCAGGT